TGTGTGGAATCCCTCACTATAACTAACTTGTCTTCTTAAAAAAATCTTTGAGTGAAGATTGTAATTGACCTTTATTTTCCTCAGTTGTATCTTTAATCCCCTTCATTTTCTTGTAATCGTTGTGCATCGCTTGGAGTAACCATGCTTGTGCCAATTGATGTGGGCCCTCCTCCAACAATTGGATTTGTAATTTCGATAGACCAGCCTTCATCTCCAAATACTCCTGTCTCCACGATGTGTCTAGTTTTTGGTTTGTCATTTTTCTCCCATTGTTTTAGTAGTTGTTCCGATTGAAAATCAACATCTCTCATTGTATTTTCAATTTTAGCATCAATCCATTTATTTTTCAACCATTGTATCATACCAAGAAGCAAATGTCTAGTAAATGGATTCTTTTGTTTCTTTGCCCACCTTTCTGCCTTGGCATACCAAGGGTCTGTACCTTTACCAAATTGTTTTTCAAATTTGATTTGAGGCATCTAACAATTTTTATTTAGATCTTCTGCCATACTTCCACCTATTTCTGCACCTTGATTACCACTAAACATTGTTACCCAACCAGCAGCAACCCAACCAATAATGGGAATATTAGCGACGCTAGGAGCAACACTAGCACCAACACTTGAACCCACGAGTCTTCCTGTGTTTTCTGCTCCTCCGATTGCTTTGATGCAGGCTTCTGATCTTTTATCTCCTTCTGTAACTGTGGTTGATTTACTGTGAACTGCACCGTCCATCGTGTATTGTTCAACGACTTTAACTTTGTTGTTAGCCAGTCCAAGAAAGCCACCTTTAGTGTTACTATCCCTTTCCACACGCATTACTTTTGGATCGTTTGCTTTATATTCTATGTAATATCCATTATGACTAACATCTGCTTTATATGATGTATAAGGACCAACTGGTAAGTTGATGCTTGGCAATTTACTTTGACGATTTGATAAAGAACCTATCATACCAATGTGAGATAATCCTATGAGTCCACCTAATCCCAGAGCGAACCATTTACCCCATTTCACTTGCTTTTCCATTATCCTTTCTTAGGTGGTACTGAAGGAGCAAGAACCATTGGTGCTTGTTCTATTCTGATTGTTTGTGCGGGTGCTGTATTTGCTGCTTTTTCGATTAATATCTCCATATCTTTCTTTGATATATTTGCTGCTCCTCCTCCTGATGATGCCTTGTTTTTTCTTTGTCCTGCCTCAACACCAAATGTAGCTAAGACCCCAGTAAAGACCGAAGCTATGAAGGTCGGATCGATATTCTCCTGTTTTGATAAACCAGGAAATTGTACGTAATTTAATGTCAATATTCCACCTGCCCAGATTAAAATCCCAAGTCTTACAAAAGTACTCAGGATTGCCATCTGTTCTTCTTTATCATCCATTGCCTCTTTTAATTTACCTAGAGGACCTTTAGGTTTTACTTCTTCTTTCTTTGCTTCAGCCATGGGATCAGTATATCTATATTATATATAGACATTTAAAACCTAAAAACCTAATGGTATTGGTGACATAGATGATGCAGGTGCTTCTGGAGTTGGAGTTGATGGTGATGGTAATCCTAAACCTCCTCCACCTATACCTCCTAAATCTCCAAGACCACCAAGTTTATCGGTGACTGCTTCCATTACTTTGCCTTTGACGCTATCGATAATCGCATCCTTGCGTATGAATACGTAACCGCCAAGACCAACAACGGTGAGAGATATAACACCACTTGCAATAGCGATTCCATTTACTATTTTCTGTAACATAATACTATTTAATACAAATTATATATCATACTCGCTACCCTCTCCCATATATTCAAGGGAAACAATATCGTGATTGACGTTCTTATCTTCTCTTAATAACCACTCTGCAAATTCTTGACGTATTGAAACAGCATCTTTAAGTTGTTCAATATCACCCTCTGTACATAATTCATTCATTCGATCTATTGACCAATCGTAAGTAGTTCTAAGATTTTTCGTGAAACTGTCCATAATCCTTACGCATATAGCGTCCGAGTATGTTGCTATTATAATACATTGGTGTTCCGTCGTCAAGTGCCTCCATCAACACATTGTGTAAGAACAACTGTTTTGTCTCTTCGTAGTTTACTTTTCCAAGGGTTTCGTGGAGGGATATGATTTCTCTTCTGAAATTATCTTTACCGTATTCTTTAACGTCTTGTTTAAGTTCGTCAGAGCTTCCGTAATACCGCTTCCAGTCAGACTCTGACGTAACACGTCGCTTGCCTCCTTTAGGTTTTCGTTTCTGGTAGAAATACTTTCTTCCGATGTATTGTCTACCGTTTTGTATATTAGTAATCCTGTAGACGTAACCGAAGAAATTGCCAATATCGTCAGAAGTGAAAGTTGTACCTTTATATAACCAGGGATTTTCATAATCTGTTTCACCCATTCGTTCATAAGTATCTTTATATGTATATATCACTAAATATTCAATAAAGATTGAGTTAGATGACTGTCTATAGAAAAAATATAGTAATCAATGTTGGTGAAACATTTAGTGAGGACTTGACACTACTAAGTGCTGATGGATCTGGTGTTGTTGATTTGACTGGATTTACAGGACAATCACAATTAAGAAAAAGTCCTTTCAATCCACGATTTGCAGATATACAAGTTGGTATTAAAAGTGCTGCTGATGGAATAATTAACATATCAATCGCAAGCACTATAACAAAATTTCTTCAAGGTGGTAGACATGTATATGATGTTATTCTAACTCGACCCAGTGGATTCAAACTCGTTGCATTTGAAGGTAATGCCAACGTAAGATCTGGTATCAATACGATGGTGCATTATTTTGGTTCACCATAAATAGTAACATGGCAGTATTCAGCACCAATTTAGTAATATATAAGTTCACTGATTTTGAGCAAACCTTTTTGCTTGAAGACAGTCAATCAAATAGTGCCAAAAATTTAACAGGGTTTACTGGCACATGTAAAATGCAAAGGACATTAAATCTTGGAGAATTAACAGCGTTCAATTTAGCATTTACGAATAGAGAACTAGGTAAAGTTAGAATATCATTAACGAATGCACAGACAGCAAATATTGCAGACGGTAAATATTTTTACGAATTAATGTTAACAGATCCAGATGGTGTGGTAGAAAGAGTAATTGAAGGAGTTGTAATCGTAAAACATCCAGTTACTTATCCATCAGATCCTCCTTTGACTCCTTTTGTTCCTCAAGTCCCTTAAAATAAAAACTCTCACACTTAAAATAAATTCTAAGTTGAGAGTATTTGGAATTGTTGTATTTAAATTTAAATGGTTTAGAGTATTCTCTGAATGGATTGCGTTGGATAGAAAGTTTGTCGTATTTTGATAGCATATAGTACCTTATGGCACTTTATTTATACTATTTTGGTATCAATTATGGCACAAAGTCAGGAAAATCATACGGACCATTTAACTTTTTTTCTAACTCTCTTTCATCTAATACTTCATGAATAATATCCTTCAACTCTTTCTTCAAAGCATCAGATATTAAATTAATTTCTTTTGGTTTTACATCAGGAATTTTAGCACGTTGTGCTTCAATATCAGAGGGGGTACTCTTACCCCCAAAGGTCATTGCTTGTGTATCCATAATAAAGAAGTTTAATTATTCAGCAACAATAGATTGAATTGTTTCTGCATCCATCTCTGTCATTATATAGTTTGCTTCTTCGATTGTAGCAGCTTGTTCTGAAGATAGCAAGTACTCAAGAACAATATCATAAGGAGTATACTCTTCCATTGCTGCTTTCTTAGCAAGTCTATCCTTTGCCATTTGCTTTGCTCTATCAGCACCAGACATTTTTGGATTATCTTTTTTGAACTGTGCTAAGTTACCACTCTTTTTTGCTGCTTGAAACTCAGCATTTTTCTTTTTCAATGCATCGACTCTAGCATCTCCCAATCTTTCTCTATTTTTCTTTTCAATACGACCCATCTTTGCTACAGGTTTAGATGCTGTCGCTGCTTTTGAATCCGCTGCTAATGGTTTTTGTGCTCCCGCTGCTGC